GGAATAGTGTTTCAATTCTGTCAGTTTGCGCCTCCTACAACTGACACGAACGTTGCGACAGCGATGCCCGTTTGTTTGCCTTACGAACTTGAAATTGTGACAGCCACGACGTTTTCACAGCTCAGGCTCGGAAGTCGTGACATTGGTCAATTGGGCACATTGCCCATTGGTGGCCCATGATTTTTGAATTTTTGAATTTTTAGTGTACACTGAATAAATTTCCTATATAGAATTTTTTTGAAAAATTTATTGACCCCTAAAAAATTTGATATTTTTTTTAGAACCGAAAACAGTTTTGAAAAAAAGAATACTGGTTTTTGGCTTTAATACTTGGACTTGACCCCTAAGCCAAGTGGTTCTAATAGGCATTTGCCGCCGTCCACAGGTGTAGCACGCTTAGCTTAGTGGTGAATCACTCGATACACTGAGTGAAGGTTCCCACTGCGAAACACACCCCGACTCGAATCCCACCAGGTACAACTGAATTTTCGGTATGCAAACTCCAGAGAAAAATTTAGGGGTAAGAAAAAATTTGTTCGAACTCGAATTTCGAATGATGACCCCGGAAATCAACCCGAAACCCCATGAACCTTCCAAACGCGTAGCCCCCACCATCGGATGGGGGGGCGCCTTAACCCCAAACCAATACGCCAAATACTTCGCCCCAGGCACGCGTAACAACCCAATAGTAATAGAGTAAATACAGAACCGTGCCCGGCACTGGGTGTTCACCTTGAACAATCCCACGTCCGAGGAGTCTGTTGGCTCTTTTCTTTCGACTGAAGAAGACTGCGAGTACTTTGTATTCGGCAGAGAAGTAGGAGAATCCGGCACCCCGCATCTTCAGGGGTATATATGCCTCAAAGAGAAGAAATCTCTCAAGTGGATTAAAACCAACATACACAAGACCGCCCACTGGGAGATCATGAGAGGCACCCCTAAGCAAGCCAGTGACTACTGCAAGAAGGACGGAGACTTTGTGGAAGTCGGCGAGTTACCTGAGGCCCCATCACAGGCCGGTGGAGCAGGTAACAAAAGAAGATGGGTAGAAGCCTTTGCGAACGCACAAGCCGGCAAATTTGATGAAATTGATCCTCAGATCCGGATAATGTATCATCGGACTCTGAAGAGTATCCATACAGACCGCTTACTCGAACAGCCACGTCTGGAGGGCGAGCTTGAAAATCTATGGTACTTCGGCCCACCGGGCACAGGCAAATCGCGTAAAGCCCGCGAAGATTACCCTGACCTATTCCTTAAGGCACTCAATCACTGGTGGGATGGATACAGAGGTGAAGAGACTGTGCTCGTTGAAGAGTGGGAGCTTACTAGCGGAAAGTATCTTGGGCACCATCTCAAGATTTGGAGCGATCGGTACCCCTTCACCCCTGAGGTCAAAGGGTCCCACTTACCAAAGCAACGGCCCAAGCGTATCATCATTACAAGCAACTACAGCATCGATGAATGCTTCGGGCCATCAGTGGACCCACAGCTCAACACTGCCATACACAGAAGATTCAGAGAAGTGGATTTCGGACTTCTCTGATTGGGAGTGTGAAGAATTGAGTGATAGCGAATAAAAGCCTTTTTCAGTTATGAGGGAGGAGCGCGTAGGGCGTGAGGCCGTGGAGAGCACCCCCAGCTTGGCTGGGGGTGCGAACAGGCCGCGCCCGGATGCGCGACGGCCCCGGACTAAAGCCGAACCCTAGTTTCATTATGAAAGGGCGCCGCAGGCTAGGCACCAGCCACTCAAAAGCCATGTGACCCGTCCGGCGCTACCTCTAGGCAGTATTACCTAGAGGTAGCTGTGGACTGGACAGGACACAGCGCGGGGGGTATACCCCCCGCAAAAGCGGAGCCGCGCCGCGGCGAAGCCTAATCACCATGGCCTATCGCCGTAAATACGCCAAAAAGCGCGTTTACAAGAGAAAACCTGTTTACAAGAAGCGTTACACGAAGAAGCGAAGCTATCGTCGTCGTAAATGAGTTCAGCAGGCAGCAAGAAAATGAGGTCATCAGGTAACGTCGGCGCCATTGTGGTGCGACGAAAGAAGACCGCCTTTGGAGTGCAGCGACAAAGTGTGAAAGAGATTTCCAGTACTCTTTTTCAAACACGACTTGAGACTCAGCCTGGCACCATTGCCATCAATTATTATGCTGATCTCAATGCTGTGACTCCTGCGAACTTTCAACAGATGAATCCAAGAAATGTGAACGGCACAGGCACTAACACGTTGAACTCTTTGGGAGTTTGGCATGCAATGTCACAGACGGCAGCGACGCAAGTCGACCCGATGCAACGAACGTACTTGTCGTTTAAACTTGATCATCAAGGTTTCAACGCGTGCAATGTGCAGAAGTTCAACGAATACGCTGCGCAGTTTCAGTATATCAAGCAAAGCGGTTACATTTGTCACATCACGCTTCCAGACCCGCCTATGGGCGCGTCGAAGGCTCCTGTGATGCAGATACGACCTGGTGCCATGACTGGAGCGCAAGCGACAGCGTATCAGCAAACAATGTTGACTCCTGGTGGGTCATTAGTGCCGTTTGCTGGGACTCCTCCCATCTACAATGAAGTCCGAGCCACTGGGGCGTGGTACTACATAGTAGTTCCCCCTCAGAAAGGGGCTTCTATCAATTTGACCGAAATTGGAACCGAAGATGGGTGGCAAAGGTTGTTGAACATTGGCTACAAGGCACAACCTTGCAGAAGCAAGAAGTACTCCATTATGTGCGGAACGTCAGGTTTCGACGTCGATGGTAGGGAAAATATACGCGCGAAGCTCAATCAGTTGACCATCAGTGCCGGAGTTATTCCCGTAAGCAATCAGTTTGGGAACCGGCTTGGAGAAGGCAGGGACAATGCTATACACCAGACACAGGAGTGTGATTGGTGTTGTCAATATTGTGATCCTGCCACACTTGCTAGGCCCCCTACGTATGCAACAGCTGCAACGTACATTAACAATCTTCAAGCACAAGGGTTTGACACATTGCCGTTTGGAAGCGGAATAGTGTTTCAATTCTGTCAGTTTGCGCCTCCTACAACTGACACGAACGTTGCGACAGCGATGCCCGTTTGTTTGCCTTACGAACTTGAAATTGTGACAGCCACGACGTTTTCACAGC